TCAGTGACGAGAAATACCCGACAAGCATCATAAGCGTCGCTAAACTCCATCCGACTGGCAAATCGTTCCATCCAACCGAAAAACCAATCAACCTAATGAGTTGGTTAATAAGGACTTACACCGATGCGGGGGGGGTAATACTCGACTTCTGCGCTGGCTCTGGCTCCACTCTGGTCGCAGCAATAAGGGAAAACCGACACTTCATCGGAATAGAAAAGGAGCCAGAATATCACGAAATCGCAAAGAAACGCATAAATGACGAAATCAATGACAAAAAACAAAGACTGGACTGGCAATGGTAACAGCATCTTCAAGATGCTCGGCGCAAGCAACCACACCGACAAAGAACGTGAGAAACACGATTTCTACGCTACCCACTGGTCTGCCATCGACCTCTTGAAGAAGAAAATCGACCTGCCGAAGCAGATACTTGAACCTGCCTGCGGCACTGGCTGCCTATCCAAACGATTGACCGAACTCGGTCATGAGGTGAAGTCCTACGACCTCATCGACCGAGGCTACGGCGATGTGCAGGACTTCTTTGCGATGACCGAACCGCCGTTTGAGGGCGACTTCGCCATCGTGACAAACCCGCCATATTCCGTGGTTACTCCTTGGGTCTTGCACTCGCTCGAACTCGTTCCCGAAGGCTCGCTGGTCTGCCTTTTCCTCAAAACGACGTTCCTTGAGAGCAAGGGAAGGTATGACAAGATATTCGTAACTACCCCCCCGTCAAGGTTTTACAGTGCATCGAGAGGGTCTTATGCGCAAAAAACGCTGACTTCGACTATATGCGTAAACACGGCGGGAGTGCAGTCAGTTACGCATGGTTTTGTTGGCGTAAATCCGACTACAACCAAACAACATTAGACTGGATATAATGGCACAACCGATTAACATCAAACTCGACACAACGAAATACCGCATTCCGACCGACGATGACATCAAAGCGGCAAAGCAGTTCATCCTGCAACGTGAGCAATACGCAGGAGTGCTGCAACAGCGCATAGACGATGTTATCGCCGTTGGTGCGGTGCGCGTCGTTGAAATCTGCTACAAATACGATGTTGATCCCAAACTGCTCTATTTCTCAAGCGGTTTCAACCAGGACATGATGAGCGAGATTTCCGATGTGATGGACGAACTTGAGGAAACAATACTCAACCTCATCTACGAATACTCCACCCGCGTCACCGATGACCGCGACCGCATGAGTATACTCGCGGCATGGATAGCGTTGCTCGGAAAAGGTGACCGCAACCTGCAAGACACGCTTGAGAACTACATGTACAAGATGATGAAGGACTGGGAAGCGGCTATCGCAGCGATGCGCTATGCGGGGCTTAACGTGGCACAGGCATCAACACGCATCAAGACTTACCTGCATCAAATCTACAACATGCCCGAAGTACGTTCAGCGTTCAAGAAGTGGCAGGAGTTCACGGCGACATACATCCGCAGCAGGGGAATCCAGTACGGAGCGGTCGGCATATCGAACAACGGCAGCACAAACGTGGTGAATATGGCGAAACATACGTTGCAACTGGCCTGGAAACACAACCAGCAACTCGACTTCGAGGAAGATGACGGCATAACGGGTTTCATAGTGATGAGGGGCAGCAATTATTTGTGCGATTTATGCGACAGTTATTGCGGCTTTCACACGCTTGACGAGTTTGATGCACTGCCCCCAAGACATTATCACTGCCAATGCGTAGCCATACCCGTTTACAGTATTAACGATGTAATTATTTGACTATATGGACGTATCAAAGAATTTAGAAGATAAAGCGAAAAAATACGGCGCATCGGTGCGCGACATGATTATGGCCGACCTCGTTGGCATCGGCTACTCGGAAAACGACGCATACGCTATCGCATACAACGGGATGATGCCCATGAGCACTTTCCAGATGCGTGACGCAAGGGAAAAGACGCTGAAGAAAGCGGGATATAAACGTGCGCTGTCGGCAAGGCTTGAACAGCAGGGAATGAGCGACCATTTGCCCGTTGACGGAGAAGATGAACTCATCGACAAGCGCAAGACGGCGAAACTCATTATGACAGCCGCCTTGAAACAGCCCAACGACAGCAAAGAGCGCATAGAAGGACTGATGAAATATGCCGACATCATGGGATATAAGAAAGATGTCGAGGAAGCGGATGCGACGGAGAGCATCAGTTTCTTCTTCCCTTTGAAATGCAACCAATGCCCCTTCTTGTTCGCATACAACGAAACGGCATCAAAGAAAGACCAGGTACGGCCAGTCGAGATGGGGCGCATCATCGAAATGGCTCAACCCATCATCAAAAAGGCCAAGAAAAAGAGCGCCGAAGCCTAAACTCCGACACTCTCAGCCAAAT